TCTTTGCTCAAGACATTTATTCCCGACTTGGTAGTACATCTTAATTACCTATTAGCGCAACAAGCGTTTCACGATGGCAATCACGAACAGCGCGGCAAATACGCCGACTACCAACCAGCCTGCTTCAAGGCCGTCAGATTTGGCAGATTCAATACCTGTTTTTGCTGCTTCAGGCAAAGCGGCATATGATTGAGTAACCAAAGCCAGGGGAGCTGCTGCAACAACGGCCAATTTAGTGCCGTATTTACGGCAAGTGTTCATCAACTTCATGATGTTTTTCCTTTAGTGAGTTAAACAAAATTAAATAGGTGCTTTTGCTATGGTTCAGACCGCACCCGTAGCCTGAATTAAAATTCTGATAAGAAGCTGAAAACAATAAAGTTTTCACCGATTTCGGATAATGCGGTTTCTACCGCTTCGTTTCGATCGAAGAAATAACCGGCTTCATTAACAAACGGTGTATGCCCCACATCACCCGTATCAGACGGATAAAGGAAGTCGCCCGTTTCCCGTGACTGAACAATGTAAACGCGGGTAATTGTCATGTTTTAGCCTTTATTTGGGGTTTTAGGCTGGAAACCTAAAATTTTGAGTTTCTGGCTTTTGCCGTTGGTCACTAATTCAACCGTCAAAGAAGCTTCAAAAGGGAACGACAGACTTTTGAACTGTTCAAAGTTAACGGAGCCGCCGTAATCGTATTCGGTAGCCGAACTACCTAATGCGTTGCCTTGGCTGCTATCCAGCGGTGTAGACACGATAACGCGACAATAATCAAAAGTTTTGCCGTCAATTTGGCCGTTAAAGCGTTTAACGCCCATGATTTGGCCTTGAATTTGCATTTGCATGATGTGTTTCCTTATCGAATACACTGCACTTGAAGGCGGCAGCGTTTTGCCTTTTAAAATCTACATGCATATCGGTCATACATCAGATTCAAATAATCTTGTTCATGCTTGGCCTCAATGAGCTTCGTCATTTTGTTTTTTTGTTCAATGGCCATTTCAAGTAAAATTTGGGCGGATTCGTTAAGCCATAAACTGCCTTCGGGCTTATCGTGTATGGCCGGTGCGTGGTTTTCGGTACATGAATAAACTTCAAGGCTTAAGCGTTTGGGCAATAAGTCATGGTCGGCTTCGAACATGGCTAAAATTTCCGAACGGTCTTTATGCGGAAACATAGATTTCGCAGCATTGATGGCACGGCCGACTTGGTTTTTCGCTACTTCGATGCAGCGTTCAAAGGTCAATTCGAGATTCTTTTTCACTGCTTCGATGCGTTTGGCTTTCTCTTGGAATTGGGCGCATACAGGGTATGCACCGCCGAAGTATTCACCCGGAACTGTCAATACTTCGAACGGAATCACAATATCCTTGGCTTTGAATTCGATTTCAAAACGCACCCACTGGCTTTCTTTGTCGCCAAGTTGCTTACCTTTTTCATAAACGCGAACGTATTTAGACGATTCACGGGAGCCTACATAGTAGGTTTTGCCCTTACCGTTGTTTGATTCCCAATCCGTACCGACTGATTCGCCATCGGGCATCATGTGATGATTGGTAAACTTACCGGCGAGCCGGTCGGCTTTGGCCTGTTCAGGCGTGTATTCGCCTTGAAAAAAATCTTTGGCAATGTCGATACGGGTAATTTTGGGACGTACAGCCTGTATGATGAAGTTATAAAGTCTTGATTCCCAACCGTCAGATGCTGCATTGCAACCTGTGGCTGTGACTTCAATAAGCATGGTATTGTTTTGCCCACCGAAATGAACTCGGCCATATTGGGCATTGTCTGTACCCATCAACCAGCAGGAATCATAAAAACGACCGCCTGAATGCTTGGCTTTTTCGGTAATACCGAAACCAAAAATATCGGCCAAAACCATAGATGCGCGGACGATGTATTCATCATCGGCAACCAATGGATAACCGGCGAGGAGGGAAAAAGTATCTTCGTGGATTGAAAAACTAATTTGGTCGATAAAAGCAGAATTGGCTTTGCCACGACGCAAAGGCACTTCAATCAGACGACCTTTTGAATCAGTTAAAAAGGTAGTGTATTTTTCGAAAGTTTCGTGTTCGGTACTCAAAGCCGCCTCGGTTTCTGCTCCCCCCCTGTTAGATAAGGGGGGCGCCATCGGCGCGCGTGAATCCGCCTTTGGCGTGTCGCTTACGCTGCCACCGCCAAAGGCGGCTATACGCGCTTTTGTGTTGAGTTCCTTTTTCATTGGAGATGCTCCTTATTCATGATTCCACTTACATATAAACGGCCATATTCGTTAGCGGCGTTTTGTGCATGAAAAAGATGATCTGGAGATGTAATAGGGAAGTTGATGGTTTTAAGACATTGCGTGCAGTCTTCATCATCTTTAAAGATGCGCACAATAAAAGATTTTGGGAATGTTGGAGGTTCTGGATTTACTGTGTAGAAGACGATGCACATAAAAAAGCCCCTTTGTTAAAGGGGCTTTAGTTATGTTAAAAATGCCCCTGCGATAGGGCGCAATATATAAGGCCGTCTGAAAAATAATTTTCAGACGGCCTTTAAGTTTGAAATGTCACTAAACCTTATCGCTTTCCAGCTTAAGCC